GAAGTCCATACAGGATTACAGGGCGTATGGCAGCATGTGCCGCGGGGCCATCAAGGGGCCGGATTCGAGGCGCTATGGGTTCAAGTGGCTGCAGGGGTTGAGGGCGATTGTCATCGACCCGGTGCGGTGCCCGAACGCGGCCCGGGAGTTCAGCGCGTATGAGTACGAGCGGAACAGGGACGGGGAAATTTTGAACAGCTACCCGGACGGGAATGACCATGCGATAGATGCCGTGCGGTACGCGACGGAGTCGATCTGGCGGAGGAAGGGACAGTGATGGAATGAGGGGACGGTTCCTCATTCCGTTTTTTGATGGTGAAAGTGGAATAAGGAACCGTCCCCCTATTCCATTTTTAAGGCTGGAAGTGGAATGAGGAACCGTCCCCTCATTCCACGGGGAAAGGACTGTGACATGGATAACAAGGTGAGTATCCTCGGCACTGAATACACGATTTTGATTCGGAAGTACGACGAGGACGAGCGGTTCCGGGACCTGAGCATCGACGGCTACTGCGACGGCCTGCTCAAGCAGCTGGTGATCTGCGATATGCGGACCTGGCCGGAATGGGAAAAGGAGTCGGAGGAGTACGACGACGCCAGCATGAGGCAGACCTTGCGGCATGAGATCGTCCACGCCTTCTTTGACGAGTCCGGCCTGGCGGATTCCTCGTTTAAGGTGGAGGGCGCGGTTGCCCGACCAAGTCCTTCGGAATTGGGCGGGCAATTTTTGCCCCTGGGGCAAAAACAACCGGTCCGGAATCGAAGATTCTGGCCCGGTCGCCGCGAGGCAAACAATGAGGAAATGGTGGACTGGATCGCCGTCCAGGGGCCGAAGATCCACGCCGCCTGGCAGGCCGTGGGGGCGCTTTAAAGGGGTGATGAGCCCGTGAACCTGATTACGCTGATCAAGAACCTGATCGAAAGGGTGAGAAGCCGTTTGATTCCGTACAAAGACATCGCCGCAGCGGAGCAGATCAGGACGCCGCTCGCCCCGGAGATGGCGCGGGCGCTGGGCCTGTGGTGCGAGCTGTACCACGACCGGGCGCCGTGGAAGGAGCCGGGGAAGGTCAAGAGCCTGAACCTGTGCGCCATGGCTGCCAGTGAGATCGCCCGGCAGGTGGTGCTGGAGATGAAGGCCACGGTGGATGCCGGCAGCGAGGATGCCGATGGGCAGCCGCTGGAAAACGAGCGGTCGGAGTTCCTGGAGGGCGCGTTCGAGGGACTGCTGGGCGTGCTGCGGCTGAAGCTGGAGGTGGGCTGCGCCGCCGGCGGTATGATCGTCAAGCCATGTCCGGACCCGGCATCGGGGAAGATATACTTCGATTTCGCGCCGGACTGGAGTTTGTACCCGCTGGCGTTCGACGGGGCGGGGAACCTGAGCGACGTCATCATCCCGGATGTGTTCCGGGACGGGGAGGTCATTTATACACGGCTGGAGCGGCACACGCTGAACGGCGAGGACGTGACCATCACCCAGCGGGCGTTCAAGACGACCCACGAGGACAGCCTGGGTACCGAGGTGCCGCTGACTTCCGTGGAGCGCTGGGCGGCGCTGCAGCCGGAGGTGACGATCACCGGGGCCGGCGGGATGCTGTTCGGCTGGTACAAGGTGGCGGCGGCGAATACCGTGGACGCGGACTGCGCCCTGGGGGCTTCCGTGTTCGCCAAGGCGGTGGACGTGGCCAGGGAGATCGACCTTCAGTATTCCCGGCTGCTGTGGGAGTTCGAGGGCGGCGAGCTTGCGGTGGACGTGGACCCGACGGCGCTGTATGAGAAGAGTGACGGCAAGGGGCACAAGCTGCCCAGGCTGAACGAGCGGCTGTTCCGGGCGGTGGACACCGGGGCCGACGCGACCTATGAGGTCTTCGCGCCGACGCTGCGAGATGTGAGCCTGGTCAACGGGCTGAACCAGCTGTTGATTCGGTTCGAGGATCTGTGCGGGCTGAGCCGGGGGACGTTCTCGGACGCGAATGTGGACGCCCGGACGGCTACCGAGCTGAGGATCGTCAAGCAGCGAAGTTACGCCACCGTCGCCGACAACCAGAAGGCGCTGGAGAAGTGCCTGCGGGATGTGCTGCGGGCGATGGATGTATATGCGACGCTGTACGCTCTGGCGCCGGCGGGGGAATGGGCGGCGTCCTTCGAGTGGGACGACAGCATTCTCACCGACGTGGACGCGCAGCTGCAGCAGAGATTGATGCTGGTAAACAGCGGGGTCATGAGCAAGGCCGAGCTGCGGCAGTGGTACCTCGGGGAGAGCGAGGCACAGGCAGAGGCGGCTGTGGCGAAGATCAGGGGAGAAGGCAAGACGGTGGAAGAGGACGGGGACGACGAATTCTTCCAGCGGGAGTGAGTCAGGGAACCTGTCCCCATGACTCATTCGGAGCCGAAGTTTGAGGTGTTCATGGTCTGGAAGGCCAAGGCGCTTCAGGACTGGAAATATCTGTTCTCCAGCACGCTGTTCGACGGCATGTATTACGAGCTGACTTACAACGGCGACAATCAGGAATGGTATCTCGACGTTTATAAGAAGTTCGAGAACCGGGTGATTCCTGCCTGATTTGACAGCTGATCAAAGCATCTTTTGCGAGGTGCTTTTTTCATACCATTACGTCCGGCGGGACGAAAAAAACGCGGACGGTGTATCGCTCTAAGGGGAACGACCTCATCCGACCGCCTTCGGCGGTCACCTTCTACCCAAGGGTATGGCTGCGCACACGCCCAAGGGCATGGCTGCGCACACCCTGAACCGGCAGCTTCGCTGCCTGGGGAAGGCTTTGGTGAGTGGACCCGGGCACCGTAAAAAGGAGGCGTATATGGCGAACATTTTCACCCGGAAGGCGCTGAACGATATCCTGGCGAACGACCAGCTGACGGCGGAGCAGAAGACCGAGCAGGTCTTCGCGCTGTACGGCCGGGCGCTGGACGACGGCTACATCGCCAAGGCGGCGGCGAAGCAGGCCCAGGAGACGGCGCTGGAACAGGCCAAGGCGGACTGGGAGAAGGGGCAAGTGGCTCCGGATCCCAAGGAGAGCGACGACTACAAGGCTTTGCAGGGGCAGTTCGACGACTACAAGGCCATGCAGGCGGCGCGAACCTCCAAGGACTTCGAGGGCGTCAAGCCCAAGTTCTTCGAGACGGTCTACGGCCTGGTGGACCGCGGGGCGGGCGCGAAATCCCTCCAGGAGCAGCTGGCGGGCATCCGTGAACAGTATGAGGAATACTTCACTCCCGCCGAAACGAACCCGATCAATGGGAAGCCCGCCCCCAAGGTGGTGCTGCCCACCGGCGGCAACCCCGCTCCCGGCGCAAAGCTGACCCTGGCGGAGGCGATGAAGCGGGCGAATGCCGGCGAGACGGTGGACGTTTCCCAGATAGGGAAGTAAGGGATTAGGGATTAGGGATTAGGAATGGCCGGCTGACGCGAATCCGTAGTGGCGGCTACCAGCCGCCATCGCTCTTCAAGCCTTCCCCTATGGGGAAGGTGGCTCGCCGAAGGCGAGACGGATGAGGTCCCGTTACCTTCCGCTTCGCGCCTCTGCCAAAACAGAAAGCCGAGGCCCCAACACACCGCCACTATTTCTAATCCCTATTCCCTAATCCCTAATCCCTCTTCCACGAACAACGAAAGGAGAGAATTGTATGAGCGTATTCGATTCCAAGAATTTCAATGCCGAAGTCTTCGGCAAATACCTGGAGACGGTGCCTCGCGTCAAGCAGAACGCGCTGCTGAGGGCGGGCATCCTGCGTGGGCGTCCGGACCTGAAACAGGTGCTGGTGGACCAGGCTGGTGGCAATTTCATCTCCGTGCCCATGACCGGCCTGATCGGCGGCGCGGCGCAGAACTACGACGGCAACACCGACATCACCGCCACCCAGCTGGAAACCTTCCTCCAGTCCATGATCGTGGTGGGCCGCGCGAAGGCGTGGCAGGAGAAGGACTTCAGCCAGGACATCACCGGGCATGACTTCATGGCCGACATCGCCGTGCAGGTGGCGGACTACTGGGACGACGTGGACCAGGCCACGCTGCTGGCCATCCTGGAGGGCGTGTTCGGCGTGAGCGCCAACAG